CTTGATATATTTTGTTTCTAAAACCTTCACTTAATTTAACTGATTTTGATAATTCTTCGTAACTCATTTTTTCTTAAACATCCCTATTGCACTCGATCCCGCCTTAATACCAAAGCTCGCTGAAATTGCAATGTAAAGTAAGTTGTGATAATACGACGGCAGATCCTGCAGTGCGATAAACCCTTGATGAACATGTTCTTGTAAGGGCGTGAATACTAAAACTGCTGGAAGTAGTAGGACAATTAATGCTACCTCATCTTTCCACGATCCTTTCATTTGATCGACGGCGCTCTGCTCCCATGCAACTTTACCAGCTATCTGGTCTTCTTTTAATTTTTGAGTGGCTTTAATTGTTGTAAGTTTTAATTCTTGTTTTGCTTTTTTGGTTTCTACAAAACCCTTGACGCCATCAGCGACGACGCCAAGTAATGGTTTAGCAAGTAATTGCCACATAAATTCTAGATTGCTCCTATAATAATGATTACGATTATTGCTACAATTGCAGCTTTAATCCAGTCTTTTATACTCCAGTCAGACCACTCTTTCAAGTGAGCCCATAGATCTTGTACAAGTTTCATACAATCCTCCTTTGTTGATAGGGTTTTATTACTTTACGCCCTTAAAAGCAACTTTTTTGATCTGAGCCTTGCTTGTCTGCCCTTGTGGGCCGCTACCTTTATTTTGTTTTACAACATAAGGTGAGAATACAACAGCTGCATCAGATGAAACTTTTATGTTAGGAAAAGGGTTAGATTGTTTAACCACTTCTACTTTTGTTTTTTTAAAGTTCATTTCTTTTTACCCTTCTTTTTAGTTTTTTTCTTTTTAATCACACCACGTGCCATAAGAATATCTTTCATTGTTACTTTACCATCTCCGCTAAGATCAGGAAACTTTTTCTTTTTCTTCGGTGATCCACCTTTTTTTAAACCTTGTGCTTTGAGCTTTGCAGTCGCTTCGGCCAATCCTCCACCTGCTAACCCATAGCCACCAAGCTTATTAACTCTTGTTCTTATATCAACAAATTTTTTTGCATTACTAGTAAGAGTTTTAGCTTTACCAATAACACTTGCATCTCTTAATTTATTAAAATCAGTTGGGTTTGGAAAATCTATATCTTTTGGTTTTATTCCCATTCCTGTTTTTCTTGGTGTATATCCTGATGTCATATTTACTTCCTCGCTGCTCCATATCCACGTTTAGCTAGTCTACCAGCCATTTTAGATTTTTTCTTTTTTTTCTTAATTAATCCACCTTTTTTAACATTTAAAGTTTTAAAGCCACCAGCAACTTGACCCATATTTGGTTTTTCACCTTTTTTTACAGGTACATCAGGTATATCTACTTCTTCCTCAAGTTTTGGTTTTCCAGATCCAGTAGTAGGTTGACCTTTTTGTTTAAATAATCTGTCAAAATCATCTTTGTTAAGTCTTTTATTTGGAAATCTTTCCTGTAATTCTTCTATCGCTTTTGTTAGAGCTCCAGTCACACCTGCGCTAGCTCCGCCTTTAGGTATCGATTTCATTATTTCCCCTAAAGTTTTTAATTTTTTATTTGGATCGCCAGATGTATTTTTTAGTCTCATACCATCATCACTTACAATAGAAGCTCCAGCTGGACCAATACTAGTTCCTGATTTTAAACCCAATCTCTTTCTAGTCTTTGCTTTTCTTAAGAAATTTTTTAACTCAGTTTCTCTTGACATAAAACTCCTAATGTATTGTTGGTTTAATTAGTTCTAGAATATCATAACCATTATGATTTTCCAAATCTTTTGCTTCAGAAGGCGTCAAATGTTCATGATAAATAACTTTTGCTACTGCCATCATCGCACCTGCTAAAAGTAAACTATCTTCAGCAGATTTGCCAGTATTTTTTGATATCATCATTAGCTTATTAAAGTAATCAGCTAGTTTTTCTTCTGCGTTTGCCATTTTTTGCTATTCCTGCCTCACTAAGCGCTATTGCTATCGCTTGTTTTCTAGATTTAACCTTTTTTTTGCTCTTGCCTATATTTAATTTGCGTTTTTTAAACTCACGCATCACCTTTGCGACTTTTTTTTCGCTTTTCTTCACTGTTTTTGCTTAGAAAGGTTAACATTTGCACGAAGTTGTGCAATATCTTCTTGTGAATCTATGCGATCTTGTGCGATTTTGTCAGTTGTAGCAATTCTTTCACGTTCAACCTCAAGTTTTTTGTCTATCTCTTGGTCTTTTCGTTGCATTTCCATAGCTCGAAGCTGAATTTCTTGTTCTTTTAGTCTTATGAGAGGATCTTCTTGGTCATTTTCCATTGATTCTTGCTCTTCTGTGATCATTTGCGTTGTCATTTCGTTAATTGCTTGCGCAATTTCACCTTCCATTTGCAGTTGCGTCTGTTGAATTTGCATTTGTAACTCTTGTTCTTGCTCTTGTGATTGAACTTGCTGTATTGCTTGTTGTAATTGTTGCATTTGCTCCATAAATTTCTGTTGAATTAGCTCTCTTGCTTGCAAAGCAATATGCTCAGATATGTGTGATTGCAAAATTGCCATTACAACAGGATTATTTTTTACCAAAATAGATGACATGAAACCCCTATGTGCATTTATGTGTGCATCATGATTTTGTTGTGGAAAAGCTTTTAACTGTTGTTGCTTTAATGCTGTTGCATTCTCCATACCAGGATCTACTGGTGCTGGTGCAGGAGGTGGCGGTAAGATAGCTGATATATCAGTTACACCTAAAGCAGCGTACATTCTTCGATAAGCCTCATACACATTATGTGCTTGAGGATTACTTTGTGCTAATTGTAATTGTGTTTGTGCTAATACAACTCTTTGTGATACAGAAAAAATATTAGGATCAGATACAGGCAATACATCAACTTTACCGTCAAAGTCTTGTTGCTTAATTTGTGGTGGTCCACCCTCAACTTCGTAAGGATACATTGTTGGTAGAAACTCTGCAAAGATTTGTGCAAGCAAAGTAAACTCTACTTTTTGTCCGTAGTGCAGTCTTTTGTGTATTGCACTCATGACTTTTGTACCACGTTCCATCATAGCCATAGTAGTTCCTACAGGTGCATTAGCTCCTAGGTTCTCACCAATCTTTTGATCTGCCACTGTTGCAAATCTTGTTGCTGTTTGCACAACAAATCCAAGAAGTGCATATAAAGTTTGACTTGGCTCTTTGTATGGAAGAGGTAGTAGACCTGCTCGTAGATCTCCACTTGGTGCGTCTACATCTCTGAACTCACCTGGTTGTAATGGATTGTCATCATCACGAATACGAAGACCTCTTGCTTTGAAACCTGCTGGTAAATTAGATAACGTACCTGCATCAATTAACTGTCTGAGTGCTGCTGTAGCAGTTCTTGATAAACCACCGAGCATGTGCACTAAACCAAAGCCGTAAAAACCTAGACCTGGCAAAAATTTAAAATGTACAAAGTATTGATCTTTTCTGTAAAGCGGATCATTCTCACGGTAGTTTCTATATATAGATAAAACTTTACCACTACCCTCATCAACTGTAACTATGTAAGGTAGCTTCACACCACTTTGATCTTCAAATCCTGGTAGGTCAAGATTACAATGTATCTCTAAAAGAGTGTACATATCATCTGCATAATCTGATTTTTCTACACCAGATATCTCTCTTTCTTTGTTTAAAACTCTATCTTCTTCTGTAGATACTGATAAAGAAACATCTCTGTACATTCCTGTAACCTGCATCTTTTTGATTTCATTTTCTGATCGTCTAATTACATGCGTAACTCTTTCTGATGTTTGTAAATCTGTTGCTGTGTAAGGCACAACGATATCATCAGCTGGTACAAACTTAGATACAGCTCTGCCAAGGTTATTATCAAAATAAACTTTTTTAAATGCTGATCCTGCAAGCGGTAGATGAAATAACATTTGATCTAGCTCTGGATCGTATTCTTCCATTACGTGCATAATCTGGTAATTCATAAAATCAGACACACGTTCTGCTTGCTGTTGTTTAAGTAAATTTTCTTTTCCAACAATCTGTGTTCTTACTGGCCCACCAGCAGGTAATAGTTCTCTATATGCCTGCGCTTGAAACTGTGTAACAGCCTCTGCTAATACAGGGTGTGTAACTCCACTAGCCCCTTGAAACGGTTGTGATCTTTCTTCGTACTTAAATCCAAGTAAATCTAATCCCTTTGTATATGTTTCTTCCCAATCTTTTCTTGAAGATTTGTCCTCATCAAACTTACCTATCAGCTCATTCGCTATGACATTCATATCATCATCTGACATAAACTCAGCTAGGTTTGAGCCAAAATCCATTTGCGGTTGTTCTGGAACTTCATTAATGACAGCAGAACCGTCATCCATCATTCTTACGTTTTGTTGTGCTGGATCTTGTATTTCTATATCAACTGCTTGCTGTTGAACTGGTCCATCATCGTAGCTCACTGGTTTTTCAACTGCCATAAATCTCCTTACTTGTATGCCTTAAATAGTTGTAGCATTTGTGGTGTTAGTTCCATACCAAATATTGGTCTAGTATCATACTCGAAAATTGGTTTACTATCAATGATATATCTTCCACCCTCATTATCAACTAAATCATTAGCTATTCTCTCTGCCTGTCTGTATGTTTCTCCCCTTCCTACCTCAGCTCCAGTATCTTGACTAATTATTCTATAGCTAGTTACTCGTCTAGGCTCAGAGGCAGCAACATTTATAATTTCTAGTTTTGATCCGTATTGCTGTGCAATCTTTTTAAATATTGATTCCATTGTACTTGTATAGTGACCACCTTCTACAGACTTGGATAACGGTCCGCCGTAAAACTCATCTGTGCCAACACCAGGTAAACTTGATTGTCCAATTTTTGCGTTTGGCCCCTCTCT